CCGGCATCGATTGACCAGACGGCGCCAAACACAAGCTTACCGCCTTTAGTGGCGGACCCAGATAGCGGAATTAATTGTAACGCGCCTTGTACGGCATTGATGTCTAGGTACCAGGCATTCATGCTTTCTTTTTCGATGAAGAACAGCCGATTGCGATATTTCCAAACGTAGGAAAGGTTGCGACCGTGCTCGACCGCCGATCCCACCGGACCAGTGATCTGGCTGGCATTCAGTGTTGTCCACGTTGCGCCGTCAAACCTCAGCGGAAAGTCACCGGCATCGTTAACTACCACCATCCAATCGCCGCCTTGATTGAACAATGGCGCGGCGCTGTAATTGCCGGATGTCTGCCCAGACTTAACCAACACAGGGGCGCCTGAGTTGGTCACGTCATACAATTTGTCGAGCTGGGCTGCGAACATGCGTTCGTCAGTTGCGCTCTTGTATTCAAATCCCGAGATGATCGGGCTGACGTCTGGCAAAACACACCAGCGCGAGCAACCACCGCGCAGCTTCACACCGCGCATGGTTGGTATCCAATTGTCTGAAACAATCGCACCACCAGGCTGCATGAACGTATAGTTTTCGTTCATGATGATGCCGCGCGTCGGCGCCGGGATTGTCACAGTCTTCAGCTGTTGCGCTGCTTGCGCCGGTACCTGTTGACGCTTGAATGCCTGGTAAATGCTCATGGCACTGGCACCGGAAAGTCAACGGTAGAGGAAACGACAGCAGCAGAAATAGGAAGCCTGTCCACGATGATTGGCGACGGGCTGTCGTTGCCCATGGCGATCAGCATGGCATCGCCAAAGGATCCCAGATCCTCGGCGTAAGGAGATCCCTTCTGAGCCTTCCATTGCCAGATCATTCCAAGCTTGAGCAGGCGATCGCCCAACAGAAAGCTGTCGTTATCAGTCAAGAAGCTGTCGTTGGCGCCGCCGCTCGCGAGCGAAACACAGTTTTTATCCATGTAGGCAAACGTCGCAGTCACGCCGGCAGGCATCGGCGGATGAATGTGCATCTGATTGCCATAGATCGTCCACTCGCCGTGGCTGTCGAAATATCCGCGCATGCGGCGGTGCATCCAATCATTCAGATCTGGATAGAACCGCATGGGGTATTGCGTGGTGATCGATCGCCACACCTGCGCGGTGAGCAGCATGCGTTTAAAGTTTTGCGGAAGATCGAAATCTATTTTGACGCCATCGCCGGTGTAAGTCTGCACCGCCTTGAGCGTCTGCCATTCGCGGCTGTCGTAGGCGATGCGCTGTGCCATCTCGTTGGCGAGCGAAAGCATCTCCGCCATTGTGCGGTTGCTAGTGATTGCAGAAAACACGGATGTCGGGATTGCCGCCCCGACACTCGTGCAAACATCCCTAACAACCGTCAACAATGACATTCGTCATGCGGCTTTCTGCTGGGCCTCTGTTGCCATCCGCACCAGCGTTTTCCGGTTCAGCGAGCCGTGCGGCGCGTGTCCGGTGTTGGTCGCAATGAAATCACGCAGTTGATCGAGCGACATATCATCGAATTGATTATCGGCTTTTTGCCCGCTCGCTAGTGCGCGCTTTAGATCTTCCTCGATGATTGCATTGCGCGCCTTGAGTGCTTCCAGGTCGGCCGCCATCTGCAGGTTTGGCGCGTTGGACTTACTCTCTGCGATGTACTCTTGCGCCTTGTTCTTCAGTTCGCGCCCGCCATGGCCCAGGTTCTTCAGCTCCTGGCCGTCAACGACCGCAAGCGCCTCAAGCGTGTAGATATTGAGGGCGCGCAATTCCGCTCGACGCGCCTCTGTAAGAAAAGGAACGTGCGCAAGTGGCGTACCGGATTTGGTTTGCGCCGCCTGCGACTTGAACTGTTGGTACTGGCGAGAGAAGCGTTCGGCATACGTCACGGCCGTCTGCTCGCCGGTGGTGAAATCTTCCGCCCAATGTGAGAACGCCGTGGCTGGAAACACCGCCACGTTGCGTGATCCAGGGAAGCGGATCTCAACGACCTCGATGTCATCAAAGATCGGCCGACCCTCTTTCAAGCTTTTAACCTCGTTCTTTTTCGCCAGGTTCTTGAACAGTGCAACAGCAGCAGCATCAGGATCTCTTGTAGGCATCGAGTTTCTCCGTCTGAGGGAGTGGGTTGACTGACGCCGCCGCGGGAGGGAGCAAGGGACACCCTTTGGGCGGCGGCGCCAGCAGTCGCGACATCTTACGCAGCAGGATTGCTGTCGTAGAACCGCCAGTTAAACATCGGATTGGTCTGGGTGAGTTCACCCATCCATCCGATGAACTGGGCAACGGCGTCCTTGTCGATCGGCATTTGACCATCGCCGTCGAACAGGTTGTCGAAGTTTCTGTTCGGGTGATACCGCATACGGAAGCTGTCGGTATTCAGACCAAACGTGGTGTTAGCCGGCATGTTGGATCCGATGCCGCCATCGAGGACGATCTCGGCCCGCTTGCCACCACCGATGTACTCAATCGCGCTGAAGCCAAGCTGGCCCAACGAGGTCGAGTTTGTCTGTCGCTGGATGGCGATCGTCGCCGCATCGTATGCCGCGTAGTGCTCTGGCGACATGATCAGCAGGTCGGCGTAGTCCTTGCCGCGTGACTGCTTGGTCATGATGTAGTTGAGATACGGCCGGATCGTGGTCGCGCTGACCTGGGTACCAATTGCCGCCACCATCGAATTGGCGTCATAGGTCTTGGTCTGCCAGATCACCGCAAGGTTGCGATCGATGCCGCCGTAGGTGCCGCTGGTGTTGACGATCGGCACGGCGGTCGCCAGCCCAGTGATCTGCTTGCCGCCGTTGGCGGTGCCATCACCATAGATGCCGGCATCCATCGTATCCTCGAGGGCGCGTTCGGCAGCCGCGATATAGCTGTCGTACACGTCCATGAGCTGCGCGCTGCCTTCGTTGTTCAAGATCTCCTGCATGGACAGGATGACCGGAACGACAACCATTTTCGGATCGAAATAGGCGTCGTTGAACAGATCGAGTGCGGGGTTGAGCAGCTGATCATAGCCGCTGTACCACTGGGCGACTTGCTTGGAGATCTGCAGCGTCTGGCGAATGCGCGGACCTGAGTAGGTATGCCACAAGCCCTTACGCCGCATTACTGCAAGCATTGCGTTGTTGTTGGAGACGAGGTCTTGGTAACCGTCAGACCGGTCCTCCAGAGCCATAGAAAGGATCTGCTGATAAGCAGCATTAGCGTTGATGTTTGGCATTCGCCAACCTCAGATTAGACGCCGCCATTCACACGCTGGATTGCGCGCTGAATAGCTTCGCGTCGGCCAACGGGTTTATCGCTCCTGCGGCGCTGCCCGTCTGAGGGGCCGGTATCTGGAGCGCCACGGATCGACTTATCGGGTCGGGTCTGAGCCGGCGGGTTGCGGGTCTGAGCCGCGCGGGTTGTCGGAGGTCGAAGGCGGGCGGCACGTTGGTAGGCCTCTTCAAGGCTGAAACCAAAGTGCAGCTCCTGTTCGATTAGATCTCCTAATTCATCAAAACCAGGATGGCTGTCAGCGAACTGATCAACCTGCGACCTGGTGTGATTGAACTGCAGGCCAGTATGCAGCTGTTGTATGGTGGATTTCAAGTCTTCCACCTCGCGGTGGAGGGAACCGATCTGGCTCTGGGCCGCCTGCTGACTGTTCTGCTGCTGGATGATCTTATGCTGCTCGGGGCTCTGGTTGAGGATGTGATACGCAACATCCCGTAGTCCAAGCTTGCGGCCGTCTGACGTATGTAGGTTGAGATTGTTGACGATTACGTCGAGGCCACCGACCAGGTCGGTGCGCAGCTTCTGCTCCATCGAGACGTAATTGTTGAGCGCCTTGTCGAGAGTGGTACCATGCTGGGTAGCCATCTCGTGGAAATGGCGTATCGTATTCATCGTCTCGTGATCGCCCTTGAGCTTGCCGTATGCCCCGTCAAACTCCTTCGCCATCCGGTAGACCTCGCCGCGCACACTTTCGGGCGCGGCTGACCACTCTGCTTTGGCGTGGTCGGCCCAACGCCCTGGCGGCTCTCTATAGGGCGCGGTTTCGGGAAGAGGTGGCGAAGGCTTTCGCGCAGTCTGCTGCGGCTGCTGACCTGCAGCAGGATCGGCTTGCGTCGATGCGGTATCTGCAGGCGTCTTTGCAAAACGCCCGCCCTCGCGATAGCGATCTTGTGGCGGCTTACGCAAATCAAGCCCAGGCTCAGTGGCCTTCTCAGCCCTTTCAGCCTTCGCCGCCTTCTGATCTGCTTTGCGCGGTGCTGGGGTTCGCTCCTTTTCGGGGGTATTTGCCCGTTCAAACGCTTTGCGAATACTTTCGCGACGGGTTTCCGGCCGACCATGACCACGATCCAGACCGTCTACCGGCTTTTCCGGCGCCTGATCTCCAACCGGCTGAGGGTTCGCCACGGGGTTCTGATTGATCGGCACCTCGTTGGCGGGAGCAGATGGCGCAGAGGGTGGCG